GCGGGCACCGCCGGGAAGGTCCGTGGAGGCCTGCTGTGGGACGCGCTGGAGCAGGGCCGGGCCGGGGCGCGCGGCATCCTGGAGTACGCCGCCAAGGACGAGTACGAGTACATGGAGGAGCTGTTCAGTACCGAGCAGGAGGTGCTGCCCGATGCGGCGCTGGCCCTGCTGACCGAGACCCATCCAGGCATCGGCTCACTGACGACGCTGGAGAAGATCGTCCGCAACTGGAAGGAGATGGGCACCGAGCAGTTCCTCCGGGAGTACCTCGGCGTGTGGCCGCCGTCGGCCGCCACGGTGGGCCTGGACCCGGTGGTCTGGAAGCGCCAGGCGCGCGCGATGGTCGACAAGCCGCGCTCGTTCGTGCTCTCGTTCGACGTTGCCCCTGACAGGTCCGTGAGCGCCATCGTGGCGGGCTGGAAGGACGCTCAGGGCCTGGTGCGCGTCGAGGTGCTGGAAAGCCGTCAGGGGGACGCCTGGCTGCCTCAGCGGGTGCACGAGCTGGCCTCGCAGTACAAGGTGCCGGTCTACTACGACACCCAGGGTGGTGCCCTCGACGTCGCCGCCGCGCTGTCGGTGATGCGTCCGACGATCAAGACCAACGGCCTCTCGACCGCGCAGTACGCCGGAGCGTGCGCAGGGTTCGTCTCCAAGGTCATCGACGGGCGTCTGGTCCACCATGACCAGCCCGACCTGAACCGCGCTGTGGATGCCGCAGCGCGACGGCGTATCGGGGATGGCCTGTGGGGCTGGGGGCGCCGGGCGTCCAGCGCCAGCATCGCTTCGCTCGTGGCCGCTACGATGGCCTCCTTCGCCGTCGATGGCATGGCCCGCCCCCGCGAGCGCTTCATCATCTCGGCCGGTTCGTAGAAGGAGGAGAGCATGGGCTGGGTCCGCACCACGATGGAGTACATGGGCTTCACTGAGCCCACGCAGGGTGGAGCCCTCGACCTCGTGCTTGCCGAGGGGCCGCAGACCATCGCCGTCCTCACCGGCGACGCCGAGCAGGCTCGCTCCCTGGGTCCGGTGATCGCGGCCGACTTTGGCGTCAACCTGATCTCGGACTCCGTCAACCGCGACGAGGCCATGTCGATCCCGGCATTCAGCCGTGGCCGCGACGTCATCTGCAACACGATCGGCTCACTGCCCCTGACCTGCACCCGTGGCCGCGACGTCGTCGAGCGTCCGTTCCTGCGCCAGCTCGGTGCGCTGCCCACCACGAACGTCCAGCTCATCGCCGACACGCTGGAGGACCTGCTGCTGTGGAAGCGGAGCTGGTGGAGGGTCACCAGCCGCGACGGCCAGGGCTTCCCGAATCAGGTCGAGCGCATCGCCCGTGACCGTGTCCTCCAGGACCCGGGCTCCGGCAAGGTCAAGATCGACGGCAAGCTCGTGCCCGACCGGGACCTGATCCGTTTTGACTCGGCCTCCGGCGGCCTGCTGCTGGGGAAGAACGCACGCACGCTGCGCACGGCGATCCTGCTGGAGGACGCTGTCCGCCGGTACGCGCGCCTGGATGTGCCCCTGGGATTCCTCAAGGACTCTGAGGGCAACATGACCCGCGAGGAGATCAAGGAGTTCCTCGACGATTGGGAGGCCGCGCGCAAGACGCGGACGACGTCGTACCTGCCTGCTGGCATGGACTACGTCAGCGCCGTGCTCGACGCTCAGAAGATCCAGCTCGGTGATGCCCGGAACTACGCTGCGGCCGACATTGCCCGCAAGCTCAACCTCCCGGCCTCCTACGTCAACGCGCCATCGGCGGACTCGCTGACCTACGCCACGACCGAGTCCAACCGACGTGAGCTGACAGACCTGACCCTGCGGCCCTTCATGGCCGTCATCGAGCAGCGCCTGTCGATGGGCGACGTCACGCCCCGCGGCCTGAGCGTCTCGTTCAGCACCACGCGCTTCCTGCTCGGCGACACCGCAACGGTGATCGCGGCAGGCGCGGCGGCCATCGCGGCTGGCATCATGGACGCCGATGAGGTCCGCACCGAGTGGCTCGGCCTGAGCCCCCGGCAGATCGCTACCCAGGAGGCTGCATCGTGACCACCCTGCTGCTCGCGGCCGACGACGAGACCGTTGAGGTCGACGTCGAGGCACGTACCGTCGAGGGCCTCCTGGTCCCTTTCGGTCAGACCGGCTACAGCCACCTCGGCCTGGTGTCCTTCGCGGCCGACAGCATCGAGCTGCCCGCCGACATCAGCCGCGTCAAGTTCCTCGACGGCCACGACCAGAAGATCAGCCTGGGCGAGGCCACCGAGCTGCGCCAGGAGGCCGACGGCCTGTACGTCAAGTTCAGTGTCGCTGAGGGCGAGGCTGGCGACCGGGCCCTGGCCGACATCAAGTCAGGCGCCCGCGACGGCCTCTCTGCTGGCATCCGCCTCTCGGACGCCACGGTCGACGGGCTGGCCGACCAGCTCATGGCTGACGGACCCCGCACCGCGGTGGCCGCTGGCGGGCTCCTCCTGGAGGGTTCGCTCGTCTCCATTCCTGCCTTCGCGGACGCTCGTGCGAACCGGAAGGGCAAGACGCTCGCCGCCAGTGCGGAGAGCGGTACGATCGCTATGTTCGGCTGGGGCACCCGGCCGGAGAAGAACACCCCGACTGAGGAGATCACCGTGGCCGAGCCCACTGAGACCACGGGTCCCGTGGTCGTGTCCAACTCCAGCGCCCCGGCTGTCGTCACCGCTGAGGCACCCGTCTACACCTTCAACGGTGCGGGCCCGAGCCTCATGCAGGATCTCGGCAACTCTGCGATCCGTCACGACTCTGAGGCTGGCGAGCGCGTCGCCAAGTTCAACGCCGCCCTGCGCGACGGCGACTACAACGCCACCCGCACCCTGGAGCTGGCCGTCGCCACCCGCGCCACTGGCTCCTCGGCGGCGGTGCTGCCCGAGGTCGCTCCGATCCGCCGGGACCTGCTCCTGGAGGAGATCAACCGCGGGCGCCCGCTGACCGACGCTTTCGCCTCGAACTTCGCTCTGACTGACGCCACGCCCTTCCGCGTGCCGACCGGCCCGGTGAAGTTCAACAGCGTGGGTGACCACGTCGAGGGCACGGCCCACGTCACTGAGGGTGTGCTCACCACGGTGACCTCCCAGACCGTGACCCCGGGTGCGATCTCCGGCGCCTACCGGTTCAGCCGCGAGCTGCTCGACGCCAGCAACCCGGCGATCGACAGCCTGGCCCTGGACGCCATGATCAGCGACTACCGTCGGGCCTCCGAGGCCAAGGTGGCCGCCGAGATCGCGGCCAACGGCGGCACCGCGGTGGCGAGCATCAACACCGTCCAGAAGCTGCGCCTCCAGGCCAATGCCTTCTACGACGTCGAGGACGTCGCGGCCGACTTCATCATCGAGTCGGGCGGCTTCTTCGCCACGCAGATCAGCGACCTGGACAGCACCAACCGGCCGATCCTGCCCTACATCGGCCCGGCCAACGCTTCCGGCCAGCTCCGCCCCGGCTACACCGGCTACTCCCTCGACGGCGCCGACGTGACCAAGAGCAACTCCATCGCGGCCAACACCGCGATCATCGCTCGCAAGTCCGCCATGGTCGTCGCGGAGTCCGCGGTGCGTACCTTCAAGTTCGAGGAGGTCGAGGGCCCCGGCGTGATCAAGGTCGCGCTCTTCGGCTACTTCGTCGCCAAGGTCGTCGCGCCGTCGCGCATCAAGCTCGTCAAGTCGGTCGCCTGACCGCAGTCGTAGTTCCAGCCGTCGTCGTCGGAGAGGGGTAGATCATGTGGGCTTCGCTCGCACAGGCCCGTGCTGCATGGGCCGATGCCCCCTCCGACGACGACGAGCTGGAGTCGCTCCTCGGGGCGGCTCACGAGGTGTGTGAGGTCTACGCACCGGACCTGCTCGACGGCCAGGCCATCCCGGAGCGCTACGTCCGGGCGAACATCCTCCAGGCCCGGGACATCTTCCAGGCCGCGCAGCGCGAGGGCGACGTCATCGGCTACGGGGACTACGCCGTCCGGGCCAAGGAGCTGAGCGCGACCATCAAGGGGCTGCTCCGCCCCCGCTCCGGCTACAGGATCGTGGGCTGATCATGACAACCATCGCGGGCATGCGTTCCGAGCTGGCCGACGTCTTCAAGACCGAACTCCCCTCGGGCTGGGACATCCAGTCCCACATGAGTCCCAAGACCATCTCCAAGCCCACCCTGATGATCGGGTCCTCCAAGGTCCGTCGCGGCTCCACGCACGCGCTGCGGGTCAAGGAGGTCACCGTCATGGTGGTCACTCCCAAGTCGAGCCCGGGCCTGGCGGACGACCACCTGGACGAACTGCTCGACGTCGTGCTCGATGTCCTGGACCGCACGGCCGGTACCATCTGGTCCGAGGCCGAGCGGGTGCTGTACGCAGCGTCCGAGGGCTCGGACGGCACCAACCCCGCGTACACGATCACACTCACGATGGAGGACTGAGATGGCTCTCGCCGCGACTCCCAAGCCGCTCACGATCAAGGACGTCGACCTGTCGGTCGGGACCACCGACTACCGGGCCCACGTCAACTCGGTGATGCTCACCCCGTCCACCACGATCTCGACGTGGCGTGGCGCCCAGGCTGGCTCCAACCAGAACGAGGGCACGACCCCGGCCTGGACCCTGGACATCACCTACGTGCAGGACTGGGACACCGCCGGATCGTTCTGCCGCTACCTCTGGGACAACCAGAACAGCGAGGTCACCGTGACCTTCAAGCCCCGCTCCGGCGGCACCGGCTTCACGGTCAAGTTCATCGCCATCGTCGGCGGCATCGGTGGGGCACTGGACGCGGTGGCTACCGTGACCAGCTCGTTCCCGGTCAATGGCCAGCCGACCCTGGTGCCTGCGGCCTGATCTGATGGACGCCTTCGAGCGGGCCGCGAAGGACGCCGCTCGTCAGCTCCGGAAGATGCCCAAGGAGCTGCGCAAGGAGATGGGCCGCCACGTGCAGCAGCGCGTGGCGGTTCCTCTTGCTGGGTACGTCGCAGACGCAGCTCGTGGCGCCACGCCCTGGGGTGTGAAGATCGCGCCGGTGGTCAAGGCTCGCCTCCAGGGTGATCCCACCATCGCCATCGGCGCAGCCCGAAAGGTCTTCTCCGGCGGGGCCTCCGTCAACCAGGTCGTCTACGGAGCGAACTGGGGTGGTGGCCGACGTCGTAAGGCCACCGCGCGCCGCCTGGGTGGCAACCCCTACACGCGCTCCAGCACTGCTCAGTTCATCCGGGGCAGCAGCGAGTTCATCTACAGCACGTTCCGCGCGAAGGCCGAGTGGGCCCTCAACGAGTGGGTCCAGGTGCTCGACCCGTATCTCACTGAGTGGGAGTCCGGCGGCCAGTAGTCTGTGGTGACGTCGACCAGGAGGTAGGACATGGCCAGCGGGCCCAGGCAGTTCGTCGCCAAGTTCATCTCGGACCTCACCCAGTTCCGCACCGACCGCGCTGCGAACGAGCTGGAGAACCTCGGCGACGAGTACCAGCAGACCGAGCGTCGTATGGAGTCCATGGAGGACGCCGCGCGTGACACCGCTCGTGGCGTCGACGACTCTTTCGACCGCATCCGTCGCGCTTCTCGCCAGACGGGGGACTCCTTCCGCCAGGTTGAGCGCGATGCCCATGAGGGGTTCGACGGCGTCAAGGACGAGGCCAGTGAGACCGGCCGCGAGGTGGCCGCCAGCTTTGACGGCTCGATGGAGTCGATCCTGGAGGGCTTCCAGGAGCTGGGCGCCAACGCCGGAGCATCCTTTGGGCCCCTCGGCCTGGCGATCGGACTGGCCGCGGCGGCTGGCTTTGGTGCGCTGAACAACCGCGTCACTGAGGGCAAGGAGAAGATCAACGACCTCTACGCCTCCATGAAGGAGGTGGCCTCGGGCGCCAAGACCCTGGGTGAAGCCACAGCCGACATGGTCGATGCCCTGGATGCAGACCAGATGGGCGCGTTCGTCCGCGAGGCCGACAAGCTCGGGGTCTCCGTGCAGACCCTGGCCGAGGCCAACCTCGGCAACACCGACGCCCTGGCTCAGGTGCTGCGCGCTCAGGACGAGTGGAAGAAC